TGATTACGGATGAACGGCTTGACGCTTCGGTGTGCGGGCTGGTGACGGAAAAGGTGGGCATTGATACCAGCACAATGCAGAGCCAGTTTTCCACGCTCCTGCAAGAAACGCAGGCGCAAGTAAAAGATGTGCTTGATGATACCACGGCGCAAGCCACATCGGTTCTGGATTCCATCAACCGCGAGTTGGCCGATCTGGAAGCCGGCACGGCGGTGGAGCTTAAAAAGCTTCTGTTCACGGATACCAACGTACCGGTATCCGCGTTTGTGGCTGATTCTACATATCAGGATTACCCATTCCGCGCGGCGATCGCGCTGACGGGGGTGCTGAACTCCATGATTCCGGAAGTGATTCTTGGCGTGGCAGACGCAATTGACGGCAATTTTGCCCCTGTTGCGGCTACCTATAACGGCGGCGTGTATCTGTATGCCGCAAGCGCCCCGGAATCGGCAATTACAATTCCCACCATTATTTGCTGGAAAGGCGGTGTAAGCGCATGATTGGCAGAGTTAATACCGGGGGCGGCGGCACAGGCGGCACCCTTACCGTCACAGCCCCGGCGAACGTCACCGTGACTGTTTCCAAGGACGGCAAGACAAAAACCAAGAACTCCGGTACGAGCGGTGTAGTAGTCTTTAAGGGGCTTGCAAGCGGGACGTGGACTGTTACCATCACCGGTGATGACAAGACTGCCAAGAAGTCTGTGGTCATCATCACGGACTACAGCACAGCCATTTCGTTCAGCACTATCCCTGAGTTCACATACACCGGCGATTTTGAGATTGTTAACGATTCTGATGAACCTATCTCTGTATCCCAAGATAACTGGAAAATCCGCTTTCTCACCTCTGGCACGTTGACATTTACCAACCTCAATGGTGCGGAGGGTGGAATTGACGTATTTCTCGTTGGTGGCGGTGCTGGTGGAAACTATAGTTATCGTGGCGGTGCTGGTGGTGGAAGTGGTTACACGAGAACGACGCAAGACATAACCGTTCGAGTAGGAGTACAATATGACATTGTCATAGGCGCTGGTGGAGCAGGCGCAAAAACCACTGGTGGTAGAGCTGGCGGTGTAACTTCCGCTTTTGGCAGTAGTGCTAATGGTGGAGCAACCTTGTCAGATAATGGTGCATATGGTGGAGATGGCGGCTCCGGTGGCGGTAGTGGCACATTAAATCAGGACAAAGACGGTGCATACTCCAAAGCAGGCGTTGGAGGTACGGACGGTGCGAATGGCCAAGGTACGCATCCTGGAACTGGTCAAGGAACTACGACCCGTGAGTTTGGTGAACCCAGCGGAACCCTGTATGCAACAGGTGGAAAAGGTGCGGCCGGCAATAACATTACACCAGATCCTGTATCTCAGAACACCGGAGATGGCGGTAATGGAGCTGGTGGTCGCATTGAATCTACCGCAGGAGGCTCTGGCATTGCTATTATTCGTAATACAAGGGGGGCTGCATAATGGCAAAATCAATGGCACTTATCGAAAACGGCGCAGTTACCAATGTTCTGTGGTGTTCCGATCCCGAGCCTGAAACTGATATCCTCATCAACCCCGCAGACCGCCCCGTGGCCATCGGTGATACTTATAGCAATGGTAAATTCTATCGAGATGGAGTGGAAATCCTCACTCCGCTGGAAGAAGCGTTGAAAAAGAACGCAGAGTATGAATCTGCGTTGACCGAAATTGAAACCGCTCTGGGGGTGAATAACCAGTGACCATAGAAGAACGCAAAAACGCCATTCTTGCGAAAATCATGGAAATAAAATCCAGCGGCGGTGAGGAACAGCTGAAAGAGCTGGATGAAGCCTACAAGAAGGGGGTTGACAGTCTGTGACACAAGAGGAAAGAAAAAGCATCATGTATGCCCAGGGGCGAGCGAATGCGCTTGCCTTGCAGGAGAAAGCCCCGGACATGACAGGCACCGAACTGAATGCGGCAGATAGTGATATTCCCAGTTTCAAGGCCGCTGTCGCAAACAAAAACATGTTGGAGCGCAAGACCGGGTTTGTGTGCCAATCGTCTGCTGGCCGTGTGGTGCGGCTGGTGCAGCCCTATGACAGCACTATCTACACTCAGGAGCCAGAGGAACTTCCAGCGCAGTGGGGGTTTGCTTGGAGCACTGACCCAGCGAAAGCGTTGCCGTTCGTCGCCATGGCTACCAGCCCCTACAATAAGGGCGACTGCTGTACGGAAGGCGGTAAAGTGTATCGCTCCACATTGGACAATAATGTATGGTCGCCGTCCGCATACCCCCAGGGCTGGGAAGAGGTGAACGTATGACGGTAAAGCAAATTCAATGCCTGTTGACTTATCTGGGCTATTCTCCCGGCACAATCGATGGAGCTGACGGCAGGAATACCCAAGGTGCTATCCGGGTGTTTCAGGCCGACTACGGGCTTACCGTGGACGGGATACCGGGAGCCGCTACCCAGAAAATGCTCATTGGTGCTATCGCCGGGACGGCGGTAAAGGTGGAGAAGCCGGAGAGCAGCACCCCGCAAAAGACGGGGGCTTTTTGGGACGGAATTAAGTATTTCAAGCGGGAAGAATTTCGTTGCCCTTGCGGGAAATGCGGGGGATTCCCCGTAGAACCGAAAGAAGCGCTTGTGAAGCAGCTGGTATCGATTCGAGAGCATTTCAATGCCCCTATTACCATCGTTCCGCTGCCACCGGCAAACGCCCATTCCGGCGGTTCTGGCGTGCGGTGTCAGGAATACAACGATTCGTTGCTGGGCAGCGTGAAGAATTCACGGCATGTACAGGGAAAGGCCGCAGACATCATTGTCAGCGGTTTTTCTGGAATCTCGGTCAAGGCTTATTGTGATAGCCTTGTCAAAGCCGGAAAGCTTCGCTACTGCTATGTCATTGGCGGAGGAAACTCCGTACACGTTGACATTCTATAAGTGCAAAAACGGCACCATGGGGCTTTCACAACCCTGTGGTGCCGCTTTTTTGTTTTGCGCTTATTTGCGTATCACTTTGAAAGTCACTTCGTGACCGGTGTTCTCCTGAATCAGCTGTTCCTTTAGATCATCTACCATCATGTTATTATCCAGCGCGGCCTGAATGACCTCCACAAGCCGCTTCCCATCGAGGTATGCCCAGATATAGGTTCTTTTGTGCAGCATAACATCGCCTTTCTCCCCGTGTTGCCGATAGGCCAGCGGTCATGTTAAATACTGAAGTCTTCCGGGATGGTGATTTCTGGCAGTTCTGGGGGAGTGACTACCATATCGGGTACACTGTCCGTCAATTCAATGGTGACGGGAACGGCCTGTTCGTTCTCGGCTTCCTGTGCAGTAGAATATCGCATTTGTTTTCCTCCTTGATTTGTCTTCCTTACTGTGGTACAATCAAGGTGGCCGGGGTAAGGCTCCCGGCGCACCTCTTGTGGTGGAGTAGCGGCGTTCTTGGTTGGGCGGCCGCTACTTTTTATGCCTTGACCTTGCTGTCACGCACAATCTCGGCGGCGGCTTCTGGTGTCTCGGCAGTCGCTTCAATCAGTCTCGCGATATTCTCGAGGAACTGATTGAGTTCTGCGGTTGTCATTTCGTCCATACCCTCACTTCCTTTCGTAAGAGGTGGTCACCTCTGCCTTACGCCAATATAATACATGTTCACATGTAAAATGTCAACATGTCAACATGCACAAACATGTGAACATGAATTTGTGATAATTTTACATGGACACATGCCGAAAACTGTGGTATACTGATTTCGGTATAAGGAGGTGTTTCTTGTGGCAAGCGAGGCAAAATTAAAAGCAAACGCAAAATATCAGGCGTCCCTTGATAGAATCGTAATACAGCCAAAAAAACAGGAAGGCCAGCAGATCCGTCAGGCCGCAGCCGACGCAGGGCAGAGCGTACAGCAGTATATATTGCAGGCTGTGAAAGACAGAATGGAGAGGAAATAAAGGTTGGATCGCCTCCGGGTTCTCAGGGCTGGGAGGCGTTTCCTTTGTTTACCTCCTGTTTTGCTTACATACTTGATTGAGTATGTATATTTTTAAGGGAATCAATCTTCCCTTAAAAATTTTTCGATTCCTTCCAGTATTACACTGGCTTGGGAGACGTTCTTTTCGGCGCATTTGGCGCGAAAAGCGGACACGATTTCTTTCGGTAGCTCGGCTTGGACTTTACTGTACACCTTGTCGTTATACCGCCGTTTGACTTCTGTGCTGGTCGTGGTTCTCCGTCTTTTTTCTATTGACTTCACCCCCAAGTTGTGGTAGTATGGTGGGCAAGGACGGCTTCCCCGGGGCTAGACGGGAAGGTTGGCCAACAAGTGAACGTGAAATGGCCGCTTCTCGCTAGGACTGGGGGGCGGTTATTTCTTTATCTGGATTCCCAGAGAGATAGCCGCGATCACAAGCATAAGTAACGCTATGGTTTCCTCTACGCTCATGGGCGTTCCCTCCTTTCGGAGTTGGCCGCCGCCCTTGCTTGCTTATGTTATAGCATACTCGATTAAGTATGTCAAGCCCCTTTTTAAAAATATTTTTTCCCTATTGTGCGTTGGCAGTTCTCGCGCGACAACAGGCAGAGCATACAGTAGCATAGAAATAAAAACCCCGGTAGGGCACATTCGTGCTCCACCGGTGGGGGCACCTCTCGCAGAGGGGCGTGAGTAGCAACATACAGGAATCCATTCGGTAGCAGCTCGGCATGACACGTTTCGGATTTGTTGCGAACTGAATAAATCTACTTAAAACTGTAACAAGAAAAAGTTTTATATTCCGAAACTTATAGGATAAAAACGGAAAAATAAGACTAAAAAAGTTTTAATTTTTCGAAAAATATGCCTACGAATCAGTAGGTCGGGGGTTCGAGTCCCTTCTGGCGTACCAAACCGAACAAATACGAACCCTACAGAGGTGTTCTTCATCTGCGGTGTGTTTGGTATTTGTGTCCCCAGATTTTCCCGCTGGTAGGTTTGCAGTTGACTGCAAAATGGGAAAAGAAAAGATTTGCCCCACGGCACCCAAAAGGGTAGCCGTGGGGTTCTTTTTGCGGTTTTATTCCATTTCTACCCGCCGCACGGCGTCGGCGGTGGATTCTGCGGTCAACGGCTTCTTAAATGCTTCGTTAAATTCAGCCACAGCCGCCTCAATCAGAATCTGCATTTCTTCGGCGTCAAAATCAATACCCTTCTTCTTCAGAAGCGCTTCGGCGGTTTCCAGTGCCTTGGCCAGCTTGTCCGCGCCGTGGAGGGTATTCCACACCTGCTCCACAAACTGCACCGCCACGCGGGCGATCGCGCGTTTAGTGTCGTCGTTGATGTACTTCACGGCCAGCTGCTTGATGGCATAGCCCAGGCAGCCGAAGATCGCGCATAGAATGGCCGCAATGATCTGTGTGCCGTAGTGATAAATGAAATATTCAAACATTGTATGTTCCTCCTTGAATTACTCAGCTAATAGAAATGGCCTTATTTTCCCACTTTTTGTAGGCGTCGAAATAGAGTTCCTTCTTGTCCCCGTTGAAGGTAAGTTCGTAGTACATACCGTCAAAGAGGGTGGTGCTCGCAAGCGCCTTGCTATTCTGCAAGGTCTTGCACATCCAGGCGATAAAAACATCGTCTTCGGTGATCTTCTTGCCGTCGCTCCTGTCCAAATGCTCATTGGAGTATTCAGCGACGGCCTTTTTGCACAGGTTTACAAAATCTTTTTCATTCATGGTATACCCCCAAGATACAAAATATATCGCTCAACCCAGCCCGATTTGAGCCAGGAAAAAGCCTGCAACTGCGGCCACGACCGCCCAAATCAGCTTTTCCACAAGATTGTCCCAGCGCTTTCCGGGTTTTCCTTCCAGCGCCGTGACCTTGCCGTCCAGCCTGTCAACGGTATCCGCGACCTGTTCTT